CCGGCTCCAAGTTATCGAATACTTCTATTAAATGTTGTTCGAGGATAACCCCCAATTTTCTCAACCGTGACGAGAACGTACCTAGTCGTATATCCGCTTGGTCTTGGGCGGTGTTCGTACCCTTAAGGGTTCGTTCATACTGACTTAAAAACGAGGCATTCCCCAATAAAGCCAAACCAACTTTCGCATGTTCTTCCCCAAAAAATTTAGCTTCTAATTGTGCCCGTTTAGTCGAATCCGTAATACCGTCAAGTCGTTTTTTAATTTCAATAAACACCCCTTCTAAACCGAGTTTTTCGAAATCAAACCCCTTAAATACTCCTTTGGCGCCACGTCGTAAACGCCCAAAAATGGCGCTTAATGCGGTACCCGCTTGGGCTCCTTTTATACCCCCTTTGGCAACAGTCTGGATTGCGGCATTTAATTGAAGGAAACTTAACCCGGCGTTTTTGGCTTGGGGCCCTGCAATAACCGCCGCCGCACCTGTATCCGCAATTTCAGAAGAACCTAATTTAGCCCCGGCGGCTAAAATGTTTACGAATTTATTTGCAAATTCGGCACCCCGGCCAAAAATATTTAAACTTTGTGCAGTTATTTCAGCGGCGGGCGCTAATTCAATACCGGCGGCGTTTTTAAGTAATAATACTTCTTTCGTGGTAGCCACTAAGGCATCAAGATTTTCGAGTAATTCCGGTTTGGCGGAAGCCACAAGTTTAAACGCTTCGGCAACTTGGGCGCCGGATATGGCCGCACCCTTTCCGAGTACAAACGCTTGTTTTTTTAATTTATCGAGGTCCCTTCCAGTAGCGCCGGTAATGGCGGACAAATCCGCCATGGCATCCTGAAACGCCATCCCTTTTCTCAGAAATTCCAGGGCCCCAAAAAACCCCGCCACCGCCGCGAACATTCGTTTAAACCCGGATCCAATACCGGCGGCGCTTCGGCTTATTTTTCGTTCGACCGTTTCGGAAGTTTTACCAAGACTTTTTAGTTTCTTTTTTAGTCCATCCGTGGATCGACCAATTTTAGCGGCAACTTTTGAATATTGGTTACGAAGGAAGTACGTAAACGCAACTTTATTACTAGCCATTAGGGTTTAACTCCTTCGAAATTTTGGCGGCCTCCGCCTGAACTATCCGGTATTCTGTAATCGGCATGTTTCTTAATTCTGTATAAGAAATATTTGTAATGGCCGAAACTCGAACCATTGATTCGATTATTTCTTGTTCGCTTTCGCCAACGCGGAGGCCATGATAAAACGCGCGATATACTCCCCCAGCATTTCTTCAAATTCATCCGGGTCCATTTTATCGATTAATGTCTTGGTTAACCGTTCTTCCCCATCAACCTCGGCTACACCTTTAGTCGACAATAGTTCAATACCTGTTACCAAAAATTTAGCCAGGCTTACACGTGACGCAGCATAAATTGAAAGCAATATGTCAGCGCCGGTTAATTCCGCTTGAGCGCCTTCCGCCGGTTCTTCTTCATCCTTATCCTTTCCGGGGTTCCTTTCCGATGCCTCTGTTAATGCCCTAAAAACAAATTGTTTTAAATCGGAACTTTCTTTTAAGTTCTTAGACGTTGGCGGATGTAAAGTAATAAATTCAACTTCTTGTTCGTTTCCTTTATACGCATATTTAAATTTTTCTTTTACTTCAAAATCGTATTTTTTTTCTAATCTCATAAGTACACCTCAAGTATTCTATGTTATACCGCCGAATTACCCATAAATTCAAGGGCTATATCCGCATCGGAACCGATATTAACCTCATAATCATTAATCAAAGCCGCTTGGGTTATTGTTCGGCTCAATATTTCCCCGTCGGCTGTTTGCCCGGAAATTTCGATAACATTTTGATTTCTGTTTACCTTCCAACCCCGGGCCTTTTCGATATTCGGTATATGGGGGAGAATAGAAAATTTTACGGTTGAAAATTTATCCTCAACATTTTCAGAATATACTTGGTTTACTTGCCCGGCACCGATCGATTCGGCCCTAACAACCTGGGACCCGAGCCCCTCTGTAAACGACACCGTATTAGGCTGGACCCCTACAACATCGTTATTTATTGACAGTTGAACGTTTGATAAATTAATTGCCATTGTATTAACCCTCAGTACTAAAAACGATTTGCATTGTTGCTAGTTGTTCGCGCATTTGAACAACTAACGGAGTTTTCATTAAAACGGTGGCTTTACCTTCAATAAGATTTAAAGTTACTGATAGATTTGCTTTAAAAAATTTTAAAGAGTCTTCACCCGCTCGAAATAAAACATATTCCGGTCCACTTAAATCTTGATAGAGTTTTACACAAAAAGTAAAAATGGTTAAACCGTTTGCCATGTCTCGGCCTGGGTGAATTATATCACCGGGGCCAACCAAACGAGATTGGGCGAATCGAGCCCTTAAATTATTAAACATATACTCTCGGGCGTTACTGGCAGTATCCACATAGTTCAAGAATTTAAAACTATCGTCGGGATTTGCCGCCGCGTCCGTTTTATACGTGGTTACAACTTCGCCCATAAGCGCCGAGCTACCCGCCGAATTTTGACCAAGAACCGAGCCCCCATTAGTTAATAATTGCTCGATTTCGGTATCGGCCCAACCCCGGCCCGTTTTAATTACTGGGAGATTAGGTAGCGCGGTGTTAAAATATGGCTTTGATGCTATTGCAGGGCCGCCGAATGCATCTAATGGGCCGTTCGTTGTGATAACATATTGTGAAATATTCGCGTCTTCTGTAAGCCTTAGCGCGCGTATGGCGCCAAAAATAGCGGCTTTAACCGGTGAGAGTTCAGCTTGAGCGGATCCGGCGTAACTCGTTTCGGCTTCGAGCTTATCCACAATAAAGACTAAATTTTGGCTATTTAAAGCCGCCAAGGTTGTATTATGGTTTGATAGACTATCTTGTTTACACGTAACCCCAATCCCATCTTGTACGCGATTATCGACATTAAATCGAGCGTCAAGAAATGTCCGAAGTACCGAAGTATCCGCCGCATAAGGCCAGACAATAGTCTGGTATCGATTTTCGCCGACTACATCAAAAATACTTGTTAAGGTTGGATCCGTTGCACCACTTGACATAACCGTAACGCTATGGGTTACCCCCGCAACTGTTCCGGAGATACTAAGAGAAATATCGTTTCCTAAAGTCCCGTCGTTTACTGCAGTAATGGCAACCGCACCCGCCGTATTTACGGAAGTTACAGGGCATTGGGTATCGGCAAGTATTGCCGCGTCTATCGCATCACCTATTACGGTGGCGGTGTCCCCACTTGTAACCGCGATATCATACTTATGATTTTTTTCGGATCCTACGATAACTTCTAAGGTTCCGTCTTCTGTAGCGGTACCAACAACCGTTATGGCGCCGGTGGCCTGTACACCTCCGCCCGCGTCATCAAGTGAAATGGCGTCCATTATAGTTACTTGATTTTCTTTCTTTGCCGCCTCAACCATATTAGACAACATAGAATCAATGCCGTAACGGGTCCGCCAAGAATTATCGTTTTGGATATTTTCATCAAGCGCCCCCGCCGTAGCGGTACCGGCGGCGGTTTTTTGCCCAATCATAAGAATTTTTTGGGGCTTATTGCTTACCGATAACGCCGCATTTTGAATATTAACAACCGTTTTCGGTTGTAAGATTGTGTTACCCATGTTTAAGCCCTCGCTTTATTACGTTTAGATTTCAATATTTTAAAACATTTATCCGTTTTACAATCAATAAATCGCCGTCGCCAATTCGAATAAATGGGGGTCCCTTCTTTATCAACCCGAATCCGTACTTTATCACCGACCCTATGCCCTTCAATTGGCTTAAGTATTTCAATTTGAATTATTTTCATTTTCTTATTATACCTGATAGGGGCCAAGTGTAAAGTTATGGGGTACCGGTGTAAAGTTCGGTATCACTGGACGCCGCCAATATTACCAGATTCAGAATTAGCCCATTATCGTTGTAAAAACGCCTGGGCTTGTACCGTCTGATATTTTTATTAATATGTTACGACTTTTGCTTGCCATAGTTAATATTAAGTGCCCACATATATCTGTGTTGATCCTATTACTACAACCTCAGTATCACCAAACGCGATACCACCTATGTCCTCAGTTATCCCTATTGATATAGGCGTCCATGTAATTGCATCCTCAGATTGTACA